GCGCGTATGGCCGCCTCTGGCCCCACATCTCGTATAAGCTTGCCGGTCATGGCTTGGCCCTGAGCCTCATTAGCCATGCCTAGACCAATAGATTCTCCAGCGCTAAGATGAGGCTTGGCGATAGCCTCTTGCTTATCGTCCCACCCCTTGATAGCAAGGGCTGCCCCCATAGCTATATCAGAGGGCAGGTTGCCGTTTCGTAGATGCCCCATAAGAGCGTCCCGCTCTTGCTGGCTAGAGATGCCGACCTTCGGGTCAGTAGTTGGGGCGGCCTTATCATTAGCGGTAGGCATTATTGCTTCCTGGGCGTATACCCGCCGCTAAGAGCCTTTTTAAGAACTTCGTCGTCAGACAGCCCGGCCTCAGCGGCGGCCGCTTGCGCCGAGAACGCTGGCCCAAGAAACGCATCTACCTCTTCATCCGAAACTAGCGGCATCTTTATGTGCGGTATTGTTTGTGGGTTTAAAGGCAGTCCGTTAGCAAGGGCGTCCTGTGTTCGTCTCTGAATCTGTATAATTTCCCGGACCTTTTCCCTGGCTTTAGCTATGAAGGTAGCCGTTCCGTCGCCGGCAGAGTCAGGAATAGCGCTTTTTAAGCGTTCTTCTTCTGATGGGGTAAGGAACCTGCTAGTAGTACCGACCGTAGCTCCAGTAATTTCATGGATGTAGTCGTTAATCATTGCCTGCGTGTCTCTTCGAAACGCCACATAAGCCCGTAGCTTGTTCGCTTCCGCAGCGGGGAGAACTCCAACTTGGTCAAGGATTTTACGCCCCCAGTTAGTGACCTTACCTGCGGCAGTTAAGTAGGACGGGTCGAACATGCGAGAGATTTGCCCGAACTGATCTAGGTTCTGCTGAGTTGCCAGGAACTTCTTCTGTAGGTCCGTCTCTGTAGCCTTAGTCGTATCTCCCGCTAGTCCGCTAAGATTAGTGGGGCTGAGATTGGCAGTGAAAGTCTTATAGCCCTGGCCAACGAGACCTATGATAGATGCGCTGTCCCCTGCACGGGCGGAGGTAGTCAGCATTACTGGCTTGCCGTCCGGACCAATAGCGCCCTCTTTGTAGAAGTTAATAGGCTTGGAGTCCCTGTCCGTAATCTGGGATAGCTTGTCAGCTATGGAGGTGTTGCGCTCATTGATCGTAGAGAGTATGTTCTCTTTGGCGAACGGGGCCTCTATGACGGCCTTATCCGCTTCTGCACCAGCTTTGATGCCCTCTGCCGATAGCTTATTAAGCTCTAGCTGCTTTGCTTTCAATTGCAGTAGCGCCGTATCTAGCTTAGCGCTAGTCTGGAAGTCCCCGCCCGCTCGGAACTGATCGCTAGCGGTCTTGAGCACAACGGCTTGGCGCAAGAACGGGTCTTGCTCCTCCGCACCAGCGGCGTTAGCGGTCCGGAGAATCTTCTCGTTCTCGGCTGCCTTAATGTCTTCTGGGCTCTTGCCCCCGCTGGCCGCCTCTATGGCTTGGCCAAAGAGAACTCCGAGCGAGGCGAACCCGCCCGCTTGCCCTCCGATGGATTGGGCACGGAGGTACCGGGCGTTAGTCTCTGCCTGGTGCTGTAGAGCTAGCTCAGCCGGAGTTACGATACCAGCAAGTGGCTCGAAAGGTTCACTGGCCATATTATAATCCCCCTGGAAGCGGTATAGAGTTAGGATCGATACTGCCCGGGCCGAACTGCCCGCTGTCTACGAACCCGCCCCCGCCGAACGTGTTGCCGATTGCTTTGCCAATACTCGGAGCGAGTCCCGAGAACAGGGACGCGTAGTTATTGGCCGTGTTGTTAGCTCCGTTAACCGCAATGGTTCCGGCGTTAGACTGGGCTCCGGAGCGCACCGCGCTAGCGTTCGAGGCGGCGTTGATAGCGTTCAGGTTACCCGCATCAATGGCAAGATTGCTCTGAAGGGCGTTCGTACCGAAGCCCTGTAGAGTAGCTAACTGGCTGTTAGCAAGGCCGAGCCCCTGGCCCGCGATCTGGAACCTAGTAAGCGCGTTCTGCTGGCTAAGATTGTTCTGCCCCAGGAGACGGTTAAACCCAAACTGGTCCGCTTGCTGGGCCGTGCCTTGGAGGCCGGAGAACAGATTAGCGGCACCCTGCCTTAGATTAGACCCGCCCGTGAACTGGCCCAGGGCGGACTGGCCCAAGGCCCCCGCATTGTTAACTAGCTGGGCCTGGGCTTGCTGGCCAAGCTGGGCGGCCTGGAGCCCCCGATATCTCCTAGCTCCCCGTTCTGGGTAAGGCCGAGCCGCCCCGAGCTTTGGAGCCCGTTAAAGAGGCTCTGGGTCTGGGTAGTCTCTCCGGGCGCTGCAAGGGAGTCTAGCTGGCGCTTAGCTTGGGCGGCATAGGCACTAGGGTCGAAGTTCTGGAGGGCTCCTAGAGCGTCTGCGGAGGCCCCAGTGAATCCCCGGCCAAGAGCGTCGGAGTAAGCGGCGCTTCCGTTCTGGCCGAGTTGCTGGAATAGGTTTACCCCGCCCGCGTTAGAGCCCTGGAGGGCTTGCTGGCCTTGGTTCTGGAATTGGGACTGGTCACCACCAAAGAAGTCAGGGGGACGATTACTTGGACCAAACGCGTTCTCGGCTCCCGCCAAAGCCCCGGCCGTAGTGGGGTCTAAAGCTCCGAACGGCCCTTGAAATTCCCCGGCACCGTTGTATAAAGAGTTTTGCAGATTGGCAAATCTGCTTAGAGACCCTGTTCCGGCCGAGGTTAGTTGTGTCCCGAACTGGCCCTGTGTACCTCTACCCCCGATAACCTGCTGGCCGGTCACTGGGTCTATGAAAGAGGCGCTAGTATCTCCGTCCGGACCCACGATACGGGTCCCTTGCCAGGCCGCTCGGCTTGCGGCATCACGGGCGGTATTAGCGGCGCTGTTAGCGCTGTAGATAGCGGCCCCACCGCCGACTAGCGCTGCACCAAAGCCCCAGACTGACATTATACTTTCTCCATGGCGGCATAGCTAGGCGATGCGAAATACTTCATGATGTTCTCTTCTGGGGTATCTTTTGTTATATCAGTAGTTGGCCACATAGTGGACCAGACACAATCTTCGTGGACATACAGCGTCTTTTGAATTCCGGCCGACGACATGAAAGTAGCCGGAGCCGAGTACTCCTTTACCCCATCCTCTTCTGTCATGACTGTCACGCGGCCCTTACTAATAATGTTAGGGTGCTCGTGGCGATGAATCTGCCCTATAACCAGAGAGCCGGCTGGAATACTGATCTCTCGGATGTATAGCCCTGGGGAGAAGTAGTGCTTAACCGGGTGGGGCGGCTCGGTCCCTTTGGCAAGCTTCCGCCCCAGAGCCTCTATCTCGGATCGGTACGCTTCTTTATTAGGAGCCGTGCCGTTAGTAATACATCTGTCATAAATGTTAAAGCAATCTAACAGATCACTAGATAGTTTGCCGTAGTGCCCCAGAGGCCGCAAGGATTCTGCAAAGATACTAACGGCGCTGATTCCTAAATTGCTGAAGGATCGAATTTATATCCGCATGGATATCATCTAGCTTGCGATCTTGCTCTTTCTGGTGCGTGCGGAGTTCCACTAGAACGTCGTGGTCCGCCGTAGTCTTTTCTTGGTCTTTCTTTAGCTCGGCTACGTCCGCCCGCAGAGTGCCGACAGCCATAGCTCCGGCTAGGACGGCGGCTATGAAGTGCCAGTGTTTAGAGAGGGCTTCCTGGGTACTCATTTAGATTATTTTCTGCAATCGAATGTAGCTGCCCATTGCTAGAATGGTGCCAGTAGCGTTGCTAGTATTCTGTGCCCATTGCACGGCTAACTGGCCGGTTGTGGACGTGGATATAATACCGCGCAAAGTGGTCCCAGCTGCTAGGATGGTGCCGCCTAGAGGAGAGGCGACGCCAATGGTGGCACCTGAGCCGACGTTAATAGTGGTATTTGAGCCCCCGAAGTTATTAGTCTCTAGCTGAGACTGCAACGTTACTTGGGTGCCTGTATAATCAATGGCGTATTTAAACCCACCACCTCCAGCGGGGGCGGATACTGCCAGGCCAATTTCGACTATGTATGTACTGTTGGCTAGCAGTGTGGTTATAAGGTCCGAATCATTACTAATTGATGCGTTGGAAGTACGCGTTAGGTCTGCTGACTTTTTTATTAGCGTAAATGGCCCGGCTCCCAGCATGGCGTTTACTTGCGCGACTGTCAGGTCAAGCGGGGCCGACGCCCCACCGGTATTATTTCCCTTGATGGTAAGTGTGGCCATGTTGGCCATCTTGGCGTTCGTCACCGCTGCGTTGGCTATCGTCATGGCGATAGTACCGGCCGTGTTCGTCACGTCTCCGGTGAACGCAGGGAACTCGGCGGCTTTAAGGCGGGCGCTGGCGTCAAGCCCGGCGTACCCAGAAGCCGCATCCTTGTTAATGCTATCTTCTTTGGTAACGCTTACCGTCGCAAGACTGGCGAATTCTAGCCCTAGCTCTGTAGCACTAACGATTTTATTCGCGTTACCAGTAGGCAGCGCATCTTTCGTGCTCCAAGAGGCTATGACAGCATAATTAGACATATTATATTATTCCATTCCGCCGATTTTAGAGTAGATGTCAAGTTCCTGGACAGCCAGTTCTGAGCCATTGATAGACGCTGTTAAGCCAATTTGAATCCAGCGGCCGGCTCCCGATGCCGGTATATTGACAATGCGAAGAGAGAGTCCGCCGCCATATTCGGAGAAGTTAACTCCGGCTACAGCTAGGGGGTCGTTAACATCGTACTTACCGCTAGAGCCGTATTCAGCGCGGCCGTACTCCGGTACGTTACCGCCCTGCACCGCTCTAGTTATCTGGCCAGTGAAGCCTTCGAAGTCGAATCCCCATTGGTAGGTGAGGTTAGTCGTGCTCTTCGTGAACACAATGCTGCCAATGCGTTTTAGAATCTTTAGACGGTTCTGTACTTCGGGTGATAGATAGACGTTAGGGGAGGTATACAAGAACTGATAGCTGGCCCCGTTATCGGAGAACCCCGAGTACAGGCCGATAAATCCAGACTGCCCAGTAAGCATCGTGTTATTAGCGCGGAACACTGCGCACTTGGGCGCAATACTGTTCCACTCTGTAACTCGCAAGGACCCGTCTTGTAGAGGGAACTTAGTGTCGTAGCAGAAGCATCGACCGCTCTGCGGGAGTATCAAGAGATAGAACTGCTTGTCGGCGTTGTAGACAGCGCGTATCTTCGAGACGCTTTCCCCGGCTGTAAATGATTGGACATAATCCCTTACATGGCCGTCGACGGTGGCAAGCGGATTATTCTTGTTCTGGATAGTGCGGCTTAGGCTTTGCACTCCAGTAGGAGAGAGATACAGAAGGTCTCCGTCCCCGACTGGAGCAACGCTGTCTCGAGCCACTAGCCCGGTGCCTTCGATGGTATCCACGACGTACATGGTGGCCGGGTCAAGTCCCAGAGTAGAGCCGCGCCCATCCGTGAACAGAACGATGTGCCGCTTGCCGAACACTACTAGTGTGGCTCCGACGGCGGCCAGGCCCACTACCTGGTCAGTGCCCCGGGTCCATATAGAGCGCATGTTAATACTGCCAGAGCCCGCTGCGCCCCAGTTAAGATGGTCTAGGAGGCCGCTGTACTTGATGATGTTGTTATCGGCGTCTACTCCCCAGACGCGGCCGAACGCGGCTACAGCGGCTCCTCCGGTAGGAGCGGACCCGCTAGTAGCGGTAATGGTGACGAAGTTGCCAGTTCCAGCCCAGGATATAGGAGTCTTGCCGACCTGGAATCCTAGAATGAAGTCGTTGAAGTTCTGGAATTGCCAGTCGTCAGTAGTAGGAGTTACGCTGCCTGTAATGTCCGTGAGAGTAGCTAGCCCAGAGTAAAGTTTAAGCCCAGCAGCAGATATTACTGTGGCAGAGGCATCTGCTTTTATGTACTCCGCTAGTTGGTTAATAGCGGTACCGCTTGGGGTAAAATTGGGAAATTCGGAGGTTGGGGCGGTAAAGTTGGCAGTGTAGACAGCGGCAGAAGAGATTCTCACTTCGTCTATCTGCCCGACAAACACGCTTCCGCCAACAGGGTTAGTAGCGCCGATGGCCACTTCGGCCGCGTTTACGTTCAGGGCTGGAGCATAGGTAGCCGTTCCAACGGACGTTCCGTTCTTGTACAGCGTGAAGGTTGACCCTGATCGTACCAGGGCCACATGCGACCAGGCGTTATAAGTAAAGGACCCAGCATCTACTATAGAGTAGGCGGTAACGGCTCCTGAAGCTTGGTGACCAAGGGCACTTAAATGCCCAGTAGAGTTTATCCATATAAAGTACGGACACGCGCTAGCTGCCTTGCTTATTATATAAACGTCGGCCCCAAGTGACCCGTTAGTTGGGTAAACCCACGCCTCTATGGTGAAGTCGCCCGTAGCTAAGGCTAGCTCTGTAGCATCGTTTATCTTTAAGAAGGACGCGGTACCCGGCAGGTCAATAGAGGAGACGCCGAACTTTGGATTAGCTACCTTTGTTTTGGCGAATACTTGTCCGGCTACCGACCGGTTATACGTAGAAGAATCTGTGAATACGGTTCCGTTATCTGCGCCGTCCCCGTGTAGTAGGAGTACTACTTGGGTGAAGTCTACTACGCCGGCCGGGGCTAATATAGCTGTATTCTGTTTCACCCACCCAGAGCGAGACGCCACGCGTCCGCTGATATCGAAGACGCAGTTCTGTAACTCAAGGGCCCACTCCGGACCTAAGTTAGTGCTGGCTTGACGCGCCTTGTTCAGGCCCGAGAATCCTGGCGTAATGAACGGGACGGGCAGGAGTTGCTTAGTCAGGCTGCATCTCCAGATATAGCCCCTCTGTCTCGTTAGCAATGGCTAGAGCAAGGTCATCTGCGGCTTTGGCGAACAGCATATCTCCGCTCTGTCCTAGCTCTTCTCCGCGCTCGTCATTAGCAAGGGCGTACGCAAGAGAGACAATAGGACGCCAAGGCACGAGCGCTACTTCAGTGCCAACAGAGAACTCGTCTTGGGGAATAGTCATGCGCACCTTGATGATTCGCCCGACTGGGGGCTGGGCGATAAGCTCTATCTGCGGAGTCTGCCCCCCGAAGTAGGAGAACGCGTAAGGTATTTGCTGGAACGTCGAAGAGGCCCCTACGTACTGTTCACGGATAGCGTCTTCTCGGACCATCTCTCGGATATAGTAGTTCTGGCCGGGGAGCGTCACGTCGAACACTTGGGCGGTATAGTCGGGAGCACGCACAAGAGCGGATCGCTCGTCAGGGTAGCGACCTGTGCTGGAAGTCACGACAGGAGGGCCAACCGCGTTAAGAGGGTATACTGTCTGGGAGGCTACGGTCGTGAACGTTAGCTCTGTCAGGAGCGAGCGCCAGTGCCAAGCCTTCTCTACTTTCTCTTTAGCCTGGTTGACGTACTCCCCAATCAATAGGGGATAGTCACCAGAGACAGCGCCGACTAGCGGCTCTCGGAGAAGCTGGAGCGTCTTATTGACGATCTGGAGATAGGTCTTTAGCGCCACGGGTTCTCTTCTTGGTTAAGGAGTCTTCTATCTCTGTGAGCTTGTTAGCGATAGCTACAAAGCTGGCCACTTCTTGGCCGCTTAGCTGGGCGCGGCCTAGCAGAATGCGCAATACCCCGATCTCTTCTTTAGTCAGCGTAATCATAGGCCCCCCTGTTACCATGCCGGAATGGAACGAATCGTTCCGTTATCGTCTATCTTTATCCACTTCGTCGGGTTGCCGGCTGCGGGAGCGTTTCCTAGAGTCCCGGCCGCAGCACCAGCGTTATTAGTTAGTGCTGCACTAGTTGCTACAAGCTCTCCATTAGTGGCTCCTGGGGCCAATTTGAGGGTGCTTCCAGACGTTGGCGCATTTATAGTGACGTTGCCGGCAGGGGCTATGGTAATGCCGTGCGTGCCGCCGTCTCCGGATAGAACGAGCGGCAAATAAGTGCTTCCGCTCTCAAAGTCCGATGCAACTAGGTTGTGAGTTCCGCTATTGTTTGGGCGGATTATAATTGAGTGTACGCCTGCGTTGCTATTGAACGTAGCGGCCACTTCGGCCGCTGTTGGGGCCTTTACCGTCAGCCCTCTAGTGCTGAATGGGGCTACTCCGACTCCTAGCTGACCGAGTATGGTGTTACTCCAAACTCCGTCTCCTCTCAGGAACGTAGAGGAATCTTGCGTGCCAGTACCTAGAGCGCTGGTCTCTATTGCGCTCTTGATTAGGCGGTAGCGGCGATCTATGGACATGTGGTACTGGTTCTAGTCACTAAGAAGAGCCCCCTTTCGAGGGCTCTTGATGCTAACTAGAGGTTAGCCCCCGGATTACGCCGGGACGATGAAGGGCACGAAGCCTTCGGTACGGATCACTTGGCGACCGTAGATCATGTCGCTAGTGAACAGCGTCGACAGGTACTCTTGCAAGTACTGCTGTTGGCTGCGAACGCCCATCTGCTCGATTAGGACCCATGAGTCCTTATGCAGATAGAGGCCCGCACGCTGGTCGTTCGCCGCGCCGGCGTCCAGTACCTTCGGGCACTGAGTCGACACGTAGAACGGGTTGCCGTAGAGGTCACCCAAGAGGCCGTTACGGATGGAATTGCTTCCGCCCGCTTCGCCGACGAACTGGGTTTCCGTGAACCGGGCGATGCCGAGCAAGTTGCTCTTTTCGACCGGGGGCACGATGAACGCACGATTCGACAACGGAACGTTGTTGTCATCGAGCGAACGGATCATGCGTCGGATACCAGCGTCCGTTAACGTCGAGGCGTTGCCCGCGTTAGCGGATGCCGTCGGCGACCAAGCCGTGATGCCGTCACCGCCGATTACAGCCGGGTTAGAGCCCGCCGTGTAATCCGTGCCAGTGATGTTAGCGCCAACAGCTGGGGTACCAGTCGGAACCGAACGGCCCAACAGGTGGAGGTCCCAATCTACGCGAGCGGCGAGGGCAAAACCCGCGTCGTCCGTATAGAACCGGCGCATGGAGCCGAGAGCCTGCACGTCCGCGAAGTCTTCGATAAGAACCGAATACTCAAAGTGCCGGTTGATAAGCACCGCAACCAGGTTGTTAGCAGTCACGTTCGGGGTAACGAGCGTAGCAGCCGCTTTCAGGTTGGCCGAGCCGCGAGCCGGCTTCGGAATGTTGATGGTGTCACCTTTCTTACCGCGATGATTCATGATCGTCACGAGTTGAGCAAGGACCAGGTTTTGTTTGTACGCGGCTATGATCTCATTCGACCACAACTCGGGGACAAACGGGCCAGCTTCGCCGGACACGAGGGTAGTCGTGTTCGAGATAAAGCCGCCGCCGCCAAATGTACCAGTCATTTAATTAATCTTCCTTATAGTTTTAAGAAACGGTGTTAGTGATTATCTAACCCTCTTTTCAATGTACGCTTGCGATATCATTTCCTGGAAGGCAGGATCATAGTACCCTGTGGGGTCCTGAATCCGCTTCTGGATTAAAGCTGAGCGTGAGTAGATCGGCTTACCAGAATCCGAGCCTTCGCCCGTCGCTCCTGCCCCGCCGCTAACTAAAGCCGCGCTGCTAAGCTGTCTAGTACGATCCGCTTCTCCTGCTACTTTCTTCTTATCCGCGTCGGCTTTCGGGCGGGCTTCTTCCCAAGCGTTCCAAAGTTCGTCTGCGGCGGCCACGTTGTTAGCAACGGCGGCTTGTACCAAAGACGTTCTGTAGGCACTGCCCTTCGCAAAAGCGTGGAACGCCGGGTCGTTCATATCCGCTTCGTACGTCGGGTGCTTGAGTAGGAACGCAGCTTTAACCCGAGCGTGCTGCTCTTGGGCTAACTGGGCCTGTAGGCCCGCTGTCGATTCCGTTACTACCCTCTCGATAGCTGCGCGGGGATCGCGTAGCAGTTCATCGCTAGTAACCTGGACAGGCTCTTTGCGACCGCCGTTAGCAGTTCCGGACTCGTTTGTCTTCAGGTCTAACAGTTTGTCCGTCAAGGACCGGAGTTGTCCGATCTCCTGGCCTTGCTGTCCAAATCGCGCTTCTAGCTGCTGGTAGGCTTGTTCGAGTTCTGCTTGGCCTTTGAACTTTCCGAGGATTTTAGCGTCCTCTATTTTCTTGGCTTCTGCTATCTGGGCCTGGCCCTGTCGGGCTAGTTCCAGACTCTCGTTAGCTTCTTTAGTAGTCGGAAGTTTTGCGAACTGTGTTTGATCCGAAGACGAGTCACGTAGTGCTCGTGCGTTAGTGGTCATTATCTCTAACTCCTAATCCGCCCTTTCGGGTTGTGGAAGATTACTTAAATGTCCGGAGAGCGGCCCCGCTACTTCTGCTGGAAGGCGCTGTGCTTGTGCTCTTGGGCCATTTTTCTGCGCCGCTTCTTATCCCATTTGTCTATGGCTGGTCGATGGTCTGATTTATCGAATACCATAAAGTTAGGGTCAATTGTCGGCGTGCTTACTTGTCTGGTGGCCGGGCCTTTACAGCTAGGACAAGTGGATTCGCGGTCCTCTTGTTTAACTAGCTCTTCAAAGGTCAGGTCGCACTTCGAACAATGGAAGTCGAATAGAATTCGCATCGGGAGTCCCCTCCTAATCAGCGACGATTAGGCGTTACTGCCTTTTGATGCTTCGTCTTCCTCGCGGGCAAGCGCCGCTTCGCTAAGGCGATTCTCAATCTCTGCCTGGATAGATGCTTCCAGATTGATGATAGTGAGACTCGCCTGTACTAAACCCTTCTGAAAATAGAGGTCCTTCTCGTTCGTGATCGTAGTAAGGGCGCTATTAACTAGCTGGCCCACTCTCTCCGATAGTTCACGTATCATTACTTTCCAGCCGTCCGTGCCGAATAGCTCTTCGTAGTTCCGGTATCGCGTCTGCTCTTCCGGGCTAAGAATCTGAAGCTCCCCTTCACCCATTTACTTCGTCCCCTTTGGTTTGTTGAGAGCGGCCATCTTGTGGTGATGGTCGAGCCCCATTTGCGCTATCTTTATCCGGTTGCCCTCGGCAGCAATGCGATTCTGCTCTTGCTGGATTGGGATGTTCTGGTGTTGCAGGACTACTCGGCTAGCGTCGACCGTGACCTGGTCGTCGGCAATGTCTGCCTTAACCGCTTCTGTCTTGGTCTTGGCGAGAACCAGCAATCCGTCAGCGTGCAGCTTGTCGTTAGTGATCTGCTTGTTCTCGATATCGAGTTGCAGGGCCTTAACTTGCAATTGCTGTATCATTTGCTGCTGGGCCGCTTGTGCCGGGTCAGGTTTGAGGGCGGCTGCAATTGCGTCCTTAAGCTGGCCTTTGACCGTGCTGGAAGACTGGTCCACGATAGCTTGAAGAAGTAGCATCTTCGGGGCCATCATAGTGTCGGGAACTTGCCCCATGAGTTGTGTAAGCTGGTTCTGCTCGAACTCTCGGGCCATGATGCCGTTGGTAGCCACGACCCGGAACACGTAGTCAGCGGGGTACAGTTGCGGCTCAAACTGCATATAGCGCCAAAGCGCTTTACGCACCAGCGGCTCCAGGAAGTTCCTAGAGACGTTGTTCATGGCTCGTTTTGAGCGTTTGATAAACGCCCCGACCATAAGAGACGAGCCGGTGGCCGTTTCGTTCCTGGCGTTCTGCGAGGTAGGGGTCGCTGTGTCCATAGCGCCGGTGCCCATCTGCACCATGCGCTCCATGTCTCCGCTCTGATTGAACGTGTTCGGCTCTAGGCCGGCGAACGCAATGGGTTGTAGAATGTCTTTAGGAGCGCCGTTCGTGCCCCACACCTTGCCGGGGCGGACCCGAAGATCGAACCCGCGAGGAAGGCGGGTAAGATCGGCTCCCATCATAGGATTAGCAATCAAGGCGAGTGCGTCGATTCGCGTGCGTAACTCAGCGTCTAACGCCTTCTGCGGGTTGTATCCCTTCTCGGATACGCCCCGGCCCCAGAACCGGCCTGGGACCTTATCGTGCTGATAGGAGATGATGCTCCGGTCCTTCATGAGGAACGGGTTCGCTACTGCACGTAGCAATATTCCTTTGTTAGCAATGGTGACGATGGATTCGACCATAGGGCCGTCTCCCTCAATACCTTGCTCAAGAACGGCGTCCATAGCCGTTTTCTTCTGCGCCGTAGGCAGGAGCTTAGCCGGGACTAGGCCGTGGTACTCTGTAATGAGCACGGCGTCGTCCGCAGTGAGCGGTTGCTCTAGGTCTGAGCGGGCGGCGGATCGGTTGTCCGTGTCTCGCATGCCCCCTGCCATAGCGCTCTTGTAGAACACTCCTAGGGACTTCTGCGTATCTATGAAGTGGCGGGGCTTCATTAGCTCGTGCGCACACCCCAACATTTCGTCAATTGTTCTGCCGGCCGGGTCCGGAATGAACTCGTCGGCAGGAATGGCCTCTACCTTGACGTAGGCGCGGGCCTTGTCCATAACGCCGCCCTGGCCGTTATAAATCTTCTCATAGCCCTTCTCGACCATGATCTTAGCAATTCCGTTGCCGTAGAGAGCGCCGTTAAGGTACGCCTCTGCAATCTTGTCCGGGACCCCGCACAGAGCAAAGTCTGTAAGAAGCTGGTCTCGTGACTTAAGCGCGTCTTTGTTCTCTAAGTCGTCGTCCACAACGTCGAACCACTGCTCGCGGCCGAACGTCGCCTCTTCCATCTCAGCTACAGTCATCTCGATAGCTTGGGCGAGGGCGGGGGCAATTAGGCGCGAACGCTCGGAGTCTCTGTTCTTATCTTCCTTGTTCCAGCGACCCCGCCACATGCGGTAGTACTCATCCCACCGCTGCTTGAAGTTAGAATCTCGGGCGGCTCTCCAACGGTCCACACGGCCCATAACCCACGTAACTAGCGCGGCGTTAGGATCGTCCGTTGCCGGAGTCTTGGGCGCGCTGTCTGGGTTGTCAACGATCAATGAAGCCATGTATTACCTTGTTAGTATCCGGCAATCTCGTCTAGAACTTCCCACTCGTTCACTCCGGCGAAGTCATCTAAAACAATGGTGCCGCCGAGTTGGTCAACGTATGCAAGGGCATCTATAAGATCGTCCTTGCTTAAGTGGCTGGGGAAGTCGTTCGCTTGTTCTACCAGCTTTCGAATCCACGGAGCCCGATCATAAAAGTCTGTCTTTTCGGGGGAGTTCAGGAAGATGCGGCCATTCTGTAGCCGCCCCTCCAGCCCCCAAGCAATTCTGTCTTGTTTACGCGTATTTCCGTGAGTTAGCGGCTCAATTTGCATCCAGTTGCCGGTGAGAGTCATCTCGTCGTGCAAGTACGGCGTTACCGCGTGCATGAGAGAGGTTTTCTCTATTCCGACCCGAGCCGCGCCGATTTCTCGCGCTGCTCCGATGATATACTTCGCCGTTTGGCGGGTATCCCACTGGCCGTGGATAATTTCCTTAATCCACCACCCTTTTCTACAAATCTTGGCGATTACTATCGCCGTTTCGTCCAAACGTTGCTTAGTTTTGGACTTGTCGACGTTCTGGAACCCCGCGAGGTCGACTGCGACGACCCAATAGCCGTCTGAGGGCTCGTTCTCGTCGAATCTCCACCACTCTTCCTTTAGAAGACCGCCACCGCGCGTGATAAAGCTCGCGTCTAGCTCTTGTAGTCTCAATTCGCGGCTGTAGCGCGGATTGTTGTAAAGCTTTTCTAGCGTTTTGGGCGGTAACGTTGGGTTATCGCGGCTAGTGTACGTGAACGCTTCCCATTCGTCGTCTTCGCCAGACAGGGCAATGGCAAAAATCTCATAGAAGTGGTTCTTGCCCTTCGGAGTTCCGATAAAAAGGGCGTCTCCCTCCACGTCTAGCATGGTTGGGAGTAGAATCTCGTCCCAGACGTTGGGCTTCATGTCCGCGTACTCGTCTAGTACACAGTACTGAAGCCCCACGCCGCGCAAAGAATCAGGATCGTCCGTGCCCTTAAGGCTAATCTTGCGCCCGTTGATTAGCGTTATGACTCCCGTGTTCTCGTGAAGCTTCTCGATAATGCTATCGGGGTAGCCGTATCGGCCCATTTCCTTGAGTTTTGGCCAGATATTCCTCTTGGCTTGCTCAAACGTCGGGGCGACGTAGTAAACATCGTGCGTAGGGCCGACTCTGTGGCCCCTGTGCTCGCTCTTGAGAGCGGCTATCAGTAACTCTGCGGCGGCTAAGTGCGTCTTTCCGAACCGTCGTCCAGCCGCACACACTTTATAGCGCGCTTTCGAGTTATGAATGACCGCTTGGCCTGGATGAAAGGCCAATTCAAGAGTAGGCACGAGTCCCCTTAGTGCTAAATCTTAAACTGCGCCGAAGTTCCAGGTACCTTTTGGCCCCGAGTTCTTGACGTTTGCGACGTTGCCTTCAAACGAGCCAACACCGTCAGTAGTAGCAGGAAGCTGCGAGTACCCGGTTGCTGGCGCGTCTTCGTAGCAATCTGTAGCGCGCGAGGGTTGGTCCGGGCTGGGCAGAGCGCCTGCGCCTGGGTGGCCCGTAAGGAACTTCTGCACGTCCATGCCCCCAGTGTCACCGGAGTGACCCTGGTTCTGGACTAGCTCTGTCATACAAACGCCCTGGTCCGCTGTCCGTTCTTGCGGACGGAACTCGAAGTTAGGCGTAAAGTCCCTGACTAGATCGCGGACTGGCGTACCCTGTACGGCGTAGCTGTCTTTGCGGATTTGAATCTTGTCTACCATTACTTGGTTGCCTCTTCTACGGCCTTATCTACAACGCGCTTTCGCGAAGAGACTAAGTCGGCTCCCTGCGCAGCAAGGCCGCTGCCCAGCATGTTTCGAACGCGCTGGACAAATCCAGGGGCGGGGGCGGAGATAGGTGAGCGGATGGTTTGATTAGTCGTGTAGTCGCCGCTGATGCCGGGGCGGCCATTAGCTTTAATGGTCGAGACCGGGGCGTCGAATACAGACCGCTTTTTAGCGTACCCTGTATTGATCGGATCGCTCATTACGGCTGCTCGTTAGCGGCCGGCGAGATACCAGGCGGCATGTGCGGGGGTTCTACTGTGATACCAGAGAACGTGTTAGGAGCGTTATCTTCGCTGCCTTCCGTGTTCGTGGTACCGCCAAGGTTACCGGAGATGGAGCTTTGGCCGGCCCACTCATATTTCCCGCCCATTTGGTCGCCGAAGAAACCGGAGTTAGTTTGTAGACGCTTCTGGTTCTCAGCGGGCGAAGTAGCATTGCCACCCGGAGAGCCAGAACCTGAGTCCTTCGGACCCGTCAGAGTTGAACGAATGTCGTTAGCCATGTGATTCAGAAACCTCAATTGGAGTTATAGAAATTATAGGAGCAAGTTGCTCTGGTGCCGTGTAGTTCTTAATCTGCACGTTCACCTGAACTGGCCCCTTTGAGTTGGAATCGTTAGCCGGATTCCGCGTCGCTGCCAGCATGTCCCCTAGCAAAAGCTTTATCATCCGGCTATCGCCGGATTTGGCCATGTTAATGGCCTTCTGCATGATCGCTAGAGCGTCTTTCTCTAGCTTGGTCGATAGCTTCTCTTCGATGAATTGCTTTATCAAAGAGGCTTTGTTCTGAGAGCCGACGGAGCGCCCGGCCGGGTTGCCGGAAACTCCGGCGATGAATCGGCCGGTGCCCGGCTCTCTTTTTTCTGGGGGAGACAGCTCCGCTTCCATTCCCTCACGAAGGGGAGAACGATCAGGAACTTCTAACGAAACCGTCTCCATAAACTGTTTATGTTCCGGTGGCCGGATCACCAGGAATTTTAGGTATATCTGCGCTAGCCGATGTTCCGGCTACTACGGCCAGAAGAGCACCCACGTCTGCGCCAAGTCTGTTAGCTAGAGCGGACACTGCTGCGGCTTTGGTTATTAAATTTATTCTGGGGACGGCTGGTACGTTAGGAGTGAACGTGCCTGCTGAGTAAGAGTCCCCGATCTGGCCTGTATTGGTGGCAACTAAAGTCCCGCCAGGGTTGTACTGAGATATTCCGTCCCAAGTAACTATGTTAGTTACTAGGGCCGCGTTAATTACTGCGTATCTTGGCATATTAGAAGCTCGTTACCACAATCACGTATCCGGTGCCACCCGCGCCTCCGCTGCCGGCAGTAGCTGTTACCGTAAGGGCAGCTCCACCGCCACCACCACCAGCACCTGCTCCACCTGTGCCGCCATTTCCTGCTGCTCCAGAGATAGAAGACCCTCCCCCAGCTCCGCCTCCGCCAGGGGATTTTACGGCGGTAGGAGTGATGCCGTTACCGCCGTTATTATTAGCTGTGCCGCCTTGCGCTTGCTGGGCTACGGTTACTGCTATGTTGCTGCCGCCATTACCTCCGGTAAGGCCGACTGGAGTAGCAGCCAGGCCAGCGCCGCTCCCGCCGCTGCCGCCCGCGAAAGCCGCGTTAGCCGCTTGGCCAGTTCCAGCTAGAACGCCGCCTCCGCCGTGAACTCCGCCATAACCACCACCAGCATTGGTGATGCCCGATGCGGTTGTACCAGAACTGCCGCCGCCTTGC